AACTATTAAAACGGTAGTTAAATTCTTAGACATATTTAAAGCCGAGTTAATAATTAAGTATAAAAATAAACAATATAAAATAAAGTAAGATGAAAGAATTAATAGAGATTCAAAAAGAATTAAAAGCACCTAAAAACCAAAGAAATAATTTTGGTAAATATAATTATAGAAGTTGTGAGGATATTCTTGAAGCGGTTAAACCGTTAGCGCATAAAAACGGGTGTGTAGTTTTATTACACGATACCGTTAAAATTATCGGAGATAGGATTTATGTTTGTGCAACGGCTACTCTTCATAAAAATGATGAAGAGGGTGTAAGTGTAGACGCTTGGGCGAGAGAACCAGAGATTCAAAAAGGAATGAACGAGGCACAAATTACTGGGAGCGCATCTAGTTATGCTCGTAAATACGCTTTAAATGGTTTATTTGCTATTGATGACACTAAAGACGCAGACACGGACGAACACCACAATAAAACAACGGTTAAACCAAAGTTAAAAGATGACCAATTTAAAAAGACTTTAGACGCAAAACCAGAACAAATAAGAGCGGTAATAGCTAAATTCGACCTAGACGATAACCAAAAACAACAATTAAACGCAAAGCTATGATAGAGGTAATTAAATATTGGGATAATTTTAATTGGGAATTATTCCAAGCAATTTGTAAAGCAAAACAAAAGTTATGAAAGAGGAGGATTTAATAGTAGGGAAAAGATATACTTTGTATAATAATTATAAAGTTAAATACATAAAAAAATATGCTGGAGGTTTTTATTTTGAAAGCCAAGACTTAAAAGGGGTGTGTATGCAAGGTATAGGCGATTACGTTGAGGGTTTATATGGATTTACTGAATTGACTTTAAAAGAATTAAAAGAGTTATGAAAGACCGATTAATATATTGCAACGGTTGGCAAGTTCAAAGAGAACGAGAGCAAGACCAAGTTAAAAAAATGGATAGATTAACCCAAGAGGGGCAAATTAAAACTAAAAAGATATGTTTAAAAAAGGAGATAAAGTAAGGATATTAAAAAACTTAACGGGGCATCATTACGAAATAGGGTCTATTGTTACTATTAAATATGTTTGTGATTTCGGTAGCGGTATCAATTACGATTGTTTAGAGGAAGTGGATGGTGGAGGATGGAACGTCACAAAAGACGAGGTAGAACTCATAACAGATAAAGACCCGACCCCAAAAAGATACGCTACAACCTCAATAGACGTTATAGACTTTGTTAAACTATACGACTTAAATTTTAATCTAGGTAACGTGGTTAAATACGTATGCAGAAACAAAGGAACAGACAAAGAGGACTATAAAAAAGCAATTGATTATCTACAAAGGGAATTAAAATACCTTGAAAGTTTGGATAATTAGAATATTTATATTATCTTTGCATACGAGTTACGTCCTACATTAGTAACTAAACGAATTTAAAATGTACGCTTATAATGAAAAGGGAGTAGGACACCTTGGATTTATAGGCGTTTTTTAGTTAAAAAAAGTATTATGAGAGAATTAAAAAAGTCATTTATTGGCAAAGGTCAAGTTAGAGGGTTTGAGTTTACCCAAGTTAAAAAAACTGAATACGGATATATCTACAAAATAGACACTAAAAATACTGTTTGTTATGAAGTGTTCCAAAGAAAGGTTAACAATCGTTATAACTGTATATCGTACCCCTCAAATAAAGCGTTTGGTGTTTGGGCGTGGACTTATAATAGTTTAGATAAAGCATTAAATAAATTAGAGGATATCAAAATAAGAAAGGAGGTTACTAATGGCTAAGGATAAAAAAGGATTTATTTTATATGCAGACCAAAAGGAATTATTCGACCAATTACCGAACGAAAAAGCTGGAGAGTTAATTAAATTTATATTTGCTTATGTGAATGACGAGAACCCAGAAACAACAGATTTATTACTTAATTTAGCCTTTACACCTATTAAACAACAGTTAAAAAGGGATTTAGTTAAGTACGAAAACAAGTTAGATAAAAAATCTATTGCTGGGCGTGAGGGTAATTTAAAAAGGTGGTGTTTAGATGTTTACAATCTTTACAAGACTACAGAGTTAACTTTAGAAGATGCGGAGAAAATGGCAAAGAGTCGCAGAGTATCGCACACCGATAAAGTGCAATCGCAACCTATCGCAAAAATCGCTGATAATGTTAATGATAATGATACTGTTAAAGATAAAGATATATTATTTAAAGAGAGGAAAGAAAAGTTTATTTTGTGGTTTAACCAACAGAAAGAAATTAAAACGGGTAAAAAAGGAATGGTTAGAGTATTGTCTAAAACAGATGATAACAACCTTAAAAAACTTTTTAAAGATTATAAACTTTCTGACTTTCAAATTGCTTTAGATAATATGTTTAAAAATACTTGGGTTCAAGAAAACAAAATGTATACCATAGCACATTTATTAGCTATCAATAACTTTAATAGGTATTTAGGAGAGGGAGAAAAAGAGCCAAAGAAAGTAATTAAAAACTTATACGATTAATTATGATACATAAACAAACGGCTGGATTAGACCACCTAAGAAGTATAAGGGACGGGAGTTTTAAATTAGGGTTAGGGATAGATTGTGATTTAGACATTCATTTAAGATACAAAAAAACCGACTTTAACGTTATAGCGGGTCACGCAAACGTAGGTAAGACGCTAGGGATATTATACTATTTTGTTTGTCTATCTATCAAACACGGAATTAAGCACGCTATATTCTCTAGTGAAAACGAGATAGGAGGATTAAAAGACGATTTAATTAGCCTTTATACTGGGTCTTTAGTTAAAGATTTAAGTGATAGTGATTTTGAATACGCTCACTATTTTGTAAACGAACATTTTATATTCTTTGATTCGGATAAATTCTTTTACACAAATAAAAGACTAATGAATTTTAGAGATATTATCCAAGTCACAAACGAATTAGAGGTTAATAACTTAGTAATAGACCCTTATAACTCACTTGGTAAGGTTGACGACATTAAAGGAAATACACACGAATACGACTACCAAGTTATGAGTGAATTGCGTATGTGGTGTAAGAACGAAAAGAAAAGTCTTTACTTGTTAGCACACGGAAATACGGACGCACTTAGAAAAGTATTTGCAAAAGGTCACGACTTTGAGGGTTACCCTATGCCGTTGGTTAGTGCGGATATTGAGGGAGGCGGTAAGTTCGTTAATCGTTGCGATAATTTTATAGTTATCCACCGAATGACCCAACATAAAGAAATGTGGATGCAGACAGAATGGCACGTAACAAAAGTTAAGAATACTAAAACGGGAGGGAAACCAACTTACAAGACTAACCCCGTAATATTTGACGCACAAAAGAACTTATTAAATTTTTTAGTATATTTACGACCAGATATTTACGACCAACCGCCACTTAACCCAATAGACCCACTAAGAGGGGATAAGCAAATAGATGAAATAGACCAAGATATGTTTAAGAAGATAGAACCAAACCAAGATTTTGACGTAGTAGACTTTTAAAAACAAGATTTATGAATGAGATATTAAAAACGGGTAGTATAGTAAAGATAAAAAATACAGACATTAAAGGGTTTATTTTAGGTGTAATAGTTAGAGGTACGGATTACTTAGAGTATCATATTAGCTATTTTAATGACAAAGAACATAAGCAAGTATGGTTGTTTTCTTTTGAGATAGAACCGTTTATTGATAATAGCCAACCAGCTGGATTTAAAACTTACGACAATTCAAAACTAATAGAATGAATACACTAGACGGAATAATAGCAAACAACAACTTAATGATAGTTAAAGACAGTTTAGATAATATGCTTTCTAAGCTATCAAAACAATCCAACCCTAACAAACCATTAATAAAACAATTACAAGACGATAGGGAGCGTTTAAACGAGTCCTATTTGTATTTTGGTACGGTTAGAGAAGTTCAAAAGATAACAGAACAGAGAAATAAGTATTTAGAGGGTATGTTGATTAGTAACACATCTTACACAAAAGACTTAAAATTAGAGATAAAAGAATTAGAGAAACAGTTAAAACAGTTAAAAGAAAATTTAGAGTTATGAATTATAAGTTAAAATATCAATTATTAATAGGTAAAATGGTTGGTTTGATTGGATTTGATAAAACACAAGAATTAATAAAGGAAGTTAATAATGTGTTTATTGATAAAG